ATGGTTGTATGTTGATGCAGCCAAAGTTACAAAAATTATTGTAAACGAAAGTGAAGGTAAGATTCCTGAACAATATGTTATCCGTGACATTAATTTTAATTTTAAAAATCTAGTGGCAGTTACACCACACGGCACAATGAACACCGCTCCTAGCGGCACAAGTTCTTATACATCAGGCGGAAGTCAAGGCCGAGGAATGGTAGGTGCAGCATCACAACCTCCCGGTACACGGTTTCATAATCAAACTAACGAAGTTACAGTTGATGCTAAAAACGTTGTACACATCAGTCTAAGTGAAGGCCTTGACAACAACTATCCATTTGGTAACAGTCTACTAGAATCAGTATTCAAAGTCTACAAGCAGAAAGAATTGTTAGAAGATGCGATTATTATCTATCGTATTCAACGTGCTCCTGAGCGCAGAATTTTCTATGTTGATGTAGGTAACATGCCAGCACACATGGCCATGAGCTTTGTAGAACGTGTCAAAAACGAAATTCATCAGCGCCGCATTCCTTCATCGACGGGTGGTGGACAGAATATGGTTGACGCAAGTTATAACCCGTTGTCAGTATCGGAAGACTACTTCTTCCCACAGACAGCAGAAGGTCGAGGATCAAAAGTAGAAACACTTCCTGGCGGGACTAATCTAGGCGAAATTACAGACCTACGCTACTTTACCAACAAGTTGTTCCGTGCGTTAAGAATACCAGCAGCTTACTTGCCTACGGGTATTGACGAAGCTGCTAACACTATTGCAGATGGTAAGGTGGGCACAGCCTATATTCAAGAACTGCGTTTCAATGAATACTGCAAACGCTTACAATCAAACATTGTAGAAACATTTGATCTAGAATTTAAACTTTGGTTAAACAATCAAGGCATCAATATTGACAGCAGTTTGTTTGAGTTAAAGTTTAATACACCACAAAACTTTGCAGCTTATCGTCAGGCAGAAATGGATACTGCCCGTGCAGCTACATTTGCTACCTTACAAGAACTACCGCACTTGAGCAAGCGATTTGCACTCAAACGTTTCTTGGGTCTTACAGAAGAAGAAATGAAAGAAAACGAACGTCTGTGGAAAGAAGAAAACGGAGAAAACTTAAAAGCACCAGCAGATGCTGGCAGTGCTATGAGATCGGTTGGTGTAACTCCGGGCGGTATGTCAGCAGAAGCTGAAGGTCAAGACGCAGAAGCAACTCCTGATATGGCTGCTGCTGCTGAAGCCGGCGTAGCTGGAGCAGAACAGGCACAACCTGCACCTGCGGCCTAATTAGATAAATACAAGATGCTGCTTAAAGAATTTTTTTATTTTAACGATAAAACCAACGATTTTTCGTCAGATCTTCGCTACGATTCTAGCAAAGACAAATCAGTGCTTGAAAAAGACGATACTCGGAAGATTCGTTTAACTCTACGCCAGATCAACTCGTTACGTCACCAAACTGAAGCACACGAGTTTGAAAAGGAAAGCGAACTAGAGTTTATCAAACAAATGTATGGAGCACCAGCAGGTGAAGCAGCAGAACAGCCGGCAGCATAATGTAGCCTTTGTACTAGGCAACGGCACAAGCAGATCAAAATTAAATCTGAATTCAATTCGAGATCTCGGTATTATCTATGGCTGTAATGCCATTTATAGAGAATTTGAACCTGACTATTTAATAGCTGTTGACACTAAAATGGTCAACGAAATCATAGCTAGCGGGTATCATAAAGATCATCAGGTCTGGACCAATCCTAATAAAGGCATCACTACCAAAAGCAATGTAAACTTCTTTAGTCCGCACAAAGGATGGAGTTCAGGACCCACTGCATTATGGATGGCTAGCCAACAAAGTTTTAAAGAAATTTATATATTTGGCTTTGACTATCAAGGCCTAGAGGGTAAATTTAACAACGTCTACGCAGATACTTTTAATTATAAGAAGAGTCAAGATGCAGCAACTTTCTTTGGCAATTGGTTAAGTCAAACTGAAAAAACTATTAAAGAATATAAAAATATTCAATTCTTTAGAGTTATGAAACAAGGTGCGTTTGTTCCAGACAAACTTCAAGGCATCCCTAACCTACAACATATTACCTTTGAAAATTTTGAGCAAAAGTTCAAGGGTAGTACTTATACTTCTGAAAACCTTCAAAAAACTACCATTTAACCCCCTTTTTTTAAATGCGTAGTAAATAAAACACAGCCTAACAATCTAAGGAGAATACACTATGGCAGACAAGAATATTCTTGAGCAAATGCTTGGTCATTTGGTCAATGAGGACAAACAAAAAGCAGAAGAACTATTTCACGAGTACGTGGTAGCTAAATCGCGTGAAATCTACGAAAGCCTAATCGAAGCCGAAATGGACGACGAAGAGGACGACGAAGTAGAAGAAGCTTCTGAAGAAGACAAAGACGAAGACGAAAAAGTCGACGAAGAATTTGAAGACATTGCCTATGAAGGTGATGACGAAATGCCAGATATGGGTGGAGACCCAACTGATGACCTAGAAGGTGAAATGGGTTCAGACGAAGGCGATGACGAAATGGCTGACAAAGAGCCAGCTGAGTTGCTACAAGACCTAGACGCTATTGTTGACGAACTACAAGCTAAATTTGACGCTATGAACGGCGACGACATGGGTGGTGACGACATGGGTGGTGACGACATGGGTGGTGACGACAAAATGAAAGATGATTTTGATCTAGAAACTGTTCGTGAATATGTTGAGAAAGTTCCAGCAGGTCACGGTGCCGAAAAGAAAGGTCAATCTGAAAAAGCCGACGGCGGTGCAGGTGGATTAAAGTTCAGCAAGAATGACATGGGTGGTACAACTGCCAACATTCTCAGCGGTAAAAACGGTGCAGATGGTGGCGAATCAGGAGCCGCTGGTGGAAAAATGAGAGGTTCCGCACTTAGCGACACTTCAGCCAAAGAAGATAATGCAGGTAATATTAATGTTCCAGGCGCTAAGAACGGTAATGCGTTCTCTAAGAAAGAGCCAGGACACGGTGCTGAAAAGGCTGGTGCTAAAGAGCAAGCCGACAAAGGCGCTGGCAGTCTTTTCCGTGGTCGTAGGTAATAGGGCAATATAGGTGAAAACTAAACTAGCTGAACATCTGAGTTTTGATCAGGCACAGATTGTCTTGGAGAGCGAAGAAGAAGGCAACGGCGGAAAGTCGTTGTACTTAAACGGGATTTGTATTCAGGGTGATATCCGTAATGCAAATCAACGTGTTTATTCTTCTCAAGAGATTGGCAAGGCTGTCAAAACGCTTAACGAGCAGATCTCTGGCGGATACTCAGTGCTAGGTGAAGTTGATCATCCTGATGATTTAAAAATTAACCTAGACCGTGTAAGTCACATGATAACAAAAATGTGGATGGACGGTCCAAACGGCTACGGAAAACTAAAAATACTTCCGACTCCTATGGGAAATCTAGTACAGACCATGTTGCAGTCGGGAGTTAAGTTAGGAGTTTCAAGCAGGGGGTCTGGCGAAGTTGATTCGCAAGGAAGAGTCCAAGGTTTTGAAATTATTACAGTGGACGTTGTTGCGCAACCAAGCGCCCCGGGAGCTTATCCTACACCAGTTTACGAACATCTGATGAATAATCAAGGTGGATATCAGGCATTAAAAATAGCACAAGAAGTTAAAGGCGACCCAAAGGCACAGAAATACATAGCAGAGAGTCTGGTGAAAATCATCAGAGGTCTCAAATAACAGTAGGAGAATCACATGCTAGATTTCGTTAAAAAATTGTTTGAAGACAATGTGATTTCCGAAGAACTTAAATCGGAAATTGAGTCTGCCTGGCAAGGCAGAATCGAAGAAAACCGTGAACAAGTCACTGCACAGTTACGTGAAGAGTTTGCTCAGAAATATGAGCACGACAAGTCCTCATTGGTAGAAGCTGTTGAAAGTATGCTAGCTGATCGCTTACAGGCAGAGCTAGGTGAACTCGCAGAAGATCGCCAAGGTCTTATCGAAGCAAGATCTCGTTATGTAGAAAAAATGTCACAAGATTCCGCCACAATGGAATCTTTTGTTATGAATAATCTACATAAAGAAATTGCTGAACTACACGAAGACCGTCAAAAAGTTGCCGCAAACGTCGCTCAACTTGAATCCTTTATTGTGGATGCACTAGCAAAAGAAATTGCAGAATTCCACAGTGACAAGAAAGATCTAGCCGAAACTAAAGTTAAATTAGTTCGCGAAAGCAAGGCCAAGTTCGAACAAGTTAAAAAAGAATTCATTACACGTTCAAGTCAAATCATTGAAGAAACAGTCGCAAAAGGACTGCGTTCCGAAATGAATCAACTACGTGAAGACATCGAAGCAGCTCGCAAAAATGATTTTGGTCGCAGGATCTTTGAAAGTTTTGCTAGCGAATTTGCAGCCAGCCATCTCAATGAGAAATCAGAGACAGCTAAACTTCTAAAAGTTGTTCAACAGAAACATGCTGAACTAGAAGAAGCAGCAAAAATTGTAGCAGATACACAAAAATTAGTTGAAAGTCGTGAAGCAGAATTACGTATTGCAAAAGACACAATGGCTCGCAAAGAAGTTATGAGCGAATTGCTAAATCCATTGTCTGGAGACAAGAAAGTGGTTATGCGTGAACTGTTAGAATCAGTTCAAACAGACAAACTAAGAAATGCTTATGACAAGTATATCACTTCAGTAATGAATGGCGGTAGCACTCCGGTCAAAAAAGCGTTGACAGAAGGCAAAGAGATTACAGGCAATAAACAGGCACCAAATGTCAGTGGTGAAGAAAAAACCGCTGAGATATTTGACATCCGCAGGCTTGCGGGACTAAAAGTTT